TTGGTTTTGAACTCGTGAATATTATCAGAGCAGAGAATCCAGAATGGTTTGATAAAGATAGTATTAATGAAGTAAACAGACTATGCCGTGAAGCGTTTAAGGCTGAGTCTGCTATTGTAGATTGGATTTATGGGGATGCTGACCTAGACTTTCTACCAAAAGATACAGTAAAAGAATTTCTTAAGCACCGTTTCAATCAGTCGCTTCAGGCAATTGATATGAAACCTCTTTACGATGTTGATAAAGAAGTTATTAAAACAACCGACTGGTTTGTTGAAGAAATTCTGAGTACTAAAAATGTTGACTTCTTTGTTAAGCGCAGCACTGCGTATTCTAAGAAGACAAAAGCATTCACCGAAGACGATCTATTTTAAAAGAGGGACATATGGAAAAATTTTATTGGCTAAACTCTGACTCGAGAACTTTTTTGTCTCGTGGATATTTAAGTGGAGGTGAGACACCGGAAAGTCGTATTCGTGATATAGCAGATCAGGCTGAAAAATATCTTAAAGAAATGGCAACAACAGAAGAAGCAAAGAAGAGCTTCGACGGTTATGCTGATAAGTTTTTTGATTATATGTCTCGTGGTTTCTATTCATTAGCATCTCCTGTTTGGGCTAACTATGGCAAGAAGCGTGGGCTTCCTGTTTCTTGCTTTGGTTCTTATATTGATGATAGTATGCAAGCTATTCTTTTTAGTCATGCTGAAAACGGTATGCTTATGAAGAATGGTGGTGGAACTTCTGGTTACTTCGGCGCAGTTCGCCACCGCGGCGCACCTATTACAGATCAAGGTGAGTCTTCTGGTTCTGTACATTTTATGCAGATGTATGATACACTTGCGTCTGTTGTTTCACAAGGTTCAGTTCGTCGTGGTTTCTTTGCTGCATATCAAGACATTGAACACCCCGATGCAGATGAATTCTTAGATATTGGCACAGAAGGTAATCCTATTCAAGGTCTTACAACTGGTATTTCCGTTTCAAATAAGTTCATTGACGAGATGAGAAATGGTGATGCAGAAAAGCGTCGTCTATGGGCAAAAGTTCTTCAGCGTAGATCTGAAGTTGGTTTCCCTTATATTCTTTACTCAGATAACGTAAACGATGGTCGTCCTCAGGTTTACAAAGATAAGAATCGTCGTGTGCATGCTTCTAATATGTGTGCAGAAATTGCTCTTCCTTCTTCACACGAAGAAACATTTACTTGTGTTCTTTCTTCTATTAATGTGTTACTATGGGATGAGCTTAAAGAAACAGATGCTATCGAGGTTATGACTTACTTCCTTGATACTGTTTGTGAAGAATTCATTCGTAAAACTGAAGGTCAAATCTATCTTAAGCGTGCTCGTGATTTTGCTATGAACCATCGCGCTCTTGGTGCTGGTATTCTTGGTTGGCATTCTTATCTTCAGTCTAATATGATCGCCTTCGAGTCTAAAGAAGCAGCTCAAAAGAATCTTGATATCGCCAAGACTCTTCGTGAAAGATCACATGCTGCTTCTCGTGATATGGCTGTAAAGTTTGGTGAACCAGAAATCCTTAAGGGTTATGGTATGCGTAACACCACTACTATGGCTATTGCTCCAACTAAATCCTCGAGCTTTATTCTTGGACAAGTAAGTCAATCTATTGAGCCAGAGTTCTCAAACTGCTATGTTAAAGATCTCGCGAAGATGAAGGTTACTATTAAGAACCCGTATCTTGAAAAACTTCTTCAGGAAAAAGGTGAAGACAAAGACGAAGTCTGGGAATCAATCCGTAATGCTGATGGTTCTGTTCAACATCTTAATATCCTAACAGAAGAAGAAAAAGCAGTGTTTAAAACTTTCTCTGAAATTAATCCATACACAATCATTGATCATGCAGCAGTTCGTCAGCAATACATTGACCAATCGCAAAGTCTTAATCTCATGCTTGATCCAGACATGTCAGTGAAAGAAATCAATCAACTATATCTGTATGCGTGGGAAATGGGTGTTAAGAGTCTTTATTATAGCTACTCAATGTCTGCAGCTCAATCACTCACTCGTAAGAGAGTAATGTCGTCAGAGTGCGCGGCTTGTGAAGCTTAAAATGAATTATTTGAATTACTTCGAGAAGATCGTTGATAACTATAAAGAAGACGGCAGATATAGAGTATTCAATGATATACTAAGAGAGCGAGGATCATTTCCTCGCTCTATATGGTACGGTAAATATGCTCCAAAAAATATTGTAAATTGGTGCTCAAATGATTATCTAGGTATGGGTCAGAATCGATATGTTATTGATGCTATGCACACAGCTTTAGATCAAACCGGTTCTGGTTCTGGAGGTACTCGTAACATAGGTGGTACTTCTCACTACCATGTTACACTCGAAAAAGAATTAGCTTTACTTCATAAGAAAGAGTCTGCTCTTTTGTTCACGAGCGCATACGTGGCAAATGAGTGGGCTCTTATTGCTTTGAGTAGAATTATTCCAGATATTTGTTTCATATCAGATAGTAAGAACCATGCATCTATGATTATTGGAATAAATCATAGTCGTGCAAGTAAGATTGTATTCGAGCATAACAATATGAAAGATCTTGAAGATGCATTGATCGCAGCAACAGCAGCTGGAAAGATTCCTTGCATTGTTTTCGAGTCTGTATATAGTATGGATGGAGATGTTTCTCCTGTTAAAGACATCTGTGATTTAGCAGATAAATATAACGCGATTACCTATATTGACGAAGTTCATGCGGTTGGTCTTTATGGTGACACTGGTGCAGGTTACTGCGAAAAGCTCGGTGTTTCTGATAGAATTGATATTATTAATGGAACGTTAGGAAAAGCATATGGTGTACAAGGTGGTTATGTTGTTGGGCTTTCTGTGGTTCTCGATGCCATTCGTTCTGTTGCCAGTGGCTTTATTTTTACGACATCAACAGCCCCAGCAATATGTGCAGGAGCCCTTGCCTCAATCAAATATCTCAGAGACCACTCTTCTTTACGTGAACAACACCAAGAAAGAGCCAGAAAACTGAAGAGAATGTTGACTGAAGCAGACATACCAGTACATCCAAATTCCTGCACTCACATCATTCCAGTCATGGTAAACGATGCTTTTAAATGTAAAGCAGCAAGCGATAGACTACTTAATGAGTTTGGAATTTATATTCAACCAATTAATTCTCCAACAGTTGATGTTGGCACTGAAAGATTAAGAATTGCGCCTACACCATATCATGACGATATTATGATGACTGAACTGGTTGAGGCCTTAAGAAAGGTATTGAAATGAATCAATTAGAAAATGCTTTCTTTAGAAAGGAAACTAAAATGAGTAAGATTAAAAAAGCTTTTTGGTTTACTCTTGGAATTATATTATTAGGAGTAGCATATCTAGGTGTTCTTATTCCTGGTCTTCCGTGGAGTACACCAGTTCTAGGAGCTGCGTTTTGTTTTGCTAAGTCAAGTGAAAAGTTTCATAATTGGATTATGAATCATAAAACTTTTGGGCCGTTCATTAAAGAATGGTCTACATATAGAGTGTATCCTAATAAAGCAAAATATCTTATGGTAATAGTGATGACTATTTCTCTTACTATTATGCTATTGACAACTGGCAATTTTATGGCTACAATGTATCTTCTTATATTGTTCTCCGTAATTGTAGCTTGGGCAAGCAGATATCCAGGATCAAAAGAAGAAGCCGAGCGCAGAATTGCTGCTGGAGAGAAGATCGGCTGGCTTAAATAAATAAAACTATATAATGCTTTTGATGAAGGAGTTGTAATGTCAAAGAAAATTCTTATTACCGGTGGTGCAGGTTTTATTGCTCACCATCTTATTGGTCAGATCCTTAAGAGAACTGACTGGGAAATTGTCACCGTAGATCGTTTAGATTATAGCGGTAATCTCAATCGTTTGGCAGATATTCTTCAAGATTACTCTCCTTCTGAAAAGAAAAGAGTTCGTACAATCTATCATGATTTAAAGGCTGAATTTAATCCAATGCTTCTTGCAGATATTGGAAAAGTAGATATCATTGCACACCTAGCCGCTGGTTCACACGTGGATCGCTCTATTGAACGTCCTATGGAATTTGTTATGGACAATGTGGTCGGCACCTGTAACGTCCTTGAGATGGCTCGTAAGCAGGATAACTTAGAACGTTTCCTTTACTTTTCTACAGACGAAGTTTTTGGCCCTGCTCCAGATGGTGTTAAGTACGATGAGTATGATCGTTACAACTCAACGAATCCGTACTCAGCATCTAAAGCTGGTGGCGAAGAACTTGCAGTAGCATTCCAGAACACATATCATATGCCGATCTATATTACACATACTATGAATGTGTTTGGACAGAGACAACACCCCGAGAAGTTTATTCCTATGACTATTCGTAATGTTCGTGATGGAAAAACTGTAACAATCCATTCTGATGCTACTAAAACTATTCCAGGTTCAAGACATTACATCCACGCAGAAGATGTTGCTGATGCATCGTTGTTCTTGCTTGAAAATAATAGAACGCTTGATATGTCTAACAACACTGGAATTAAATGCCCTAAGTTTAATATCTGCGGAGCAACAGAACTGAATAACTTAGAACTAGCACAAATGATTGCCAACGCTCAAGGAAAGGAACTCAAATATGAATTCATGGATTTCCATAGTAGCCGTCCTGGCCACGATCTCCGTTATGCTCTATCTGGTGAACGAATGGCAAATATGGGATGGACTCCAAAGCCTGTCGAAGATAGAATTAACGAAGTAGTTCATTGGACTTTAGAAAATAGAAGGTGGTTAGACGTATGAATTTCCAAGACATAATTGATTTAGAATATGAAAAGTGCAAGAGTGCGAAGTCTGATATTAGTGAGCACATACAACTTCTATATGAACTAGCTTCTGAGTGCGATCACGTTACAGAAATGGGTGTTCGTTTTGGTGACAGCACTCGTGCTTTTCTTAAGTCTGGTGTAATTTTAAGGTCATATGATATTCAGCTTGACGATAAAGTTACAGCATTATTCAAAAGAGCAGATAATGCTGGTCTTGATGTAAAGTATATTAAAGCAGATGTGCGTCAAATTGAGATTGAAGAAACAGATTTTCTCTTTATTGATACTTGGCACTCGTATCCACAATTAAAACAAGAACTACATCTTCATGGAAACAAAGCTCGAAAGTATCTTGCTTTTCATGATACATGGACATACGGTGTAAAAGACGAGAGTTGGGATAAAAATAAAACTCCAGTAGGAACAGAAGGATTACTCCCAGCAATCATTCGTTTCATGATCGATAATCCTCACTGGAAATTTAAAGAATTTAGAACAAATAATAACGGGCTTACGGTACTAGAGAGAGGTTGATATGGCTATTGTAGATTGCTTTCCATTTTTTGCTCCATATGGAGAGGAACTTCTTTACCTTCGAGTAAATCTTTTGAAGGACTATGTAGATAAGTTTATTATTGTAGAGTCAGATAAGACTCATAGTGGTAAACCTGTCGAAAGAAAGTTTATGGAGATTGCTCGTAATCAAGGTCTTCCTATTGAGAAGATCATTTACATCGAGCATGATATTCCAGAAACAGAACATCTTCAAATCAGAGACGTTGATCGCTATAACGCTGGTGTGAATGTTCATAATGAAGCATCTCTTTATGCAAGAGTTCGTGAACGTCTTCAAAAAGATGCTGTAATGCAAGCTATGCATCAATTTAAAAACGACGATGTTTTCATCTATGGTGACGCTGACGAGATTATCAATCCAAAGAATATTCAGTGGGTTGCGAATATTGCTCGAAATAACCAGAATGCAATCATTAAGATTCCTCTTGTTTATTTACAAGGAAGAGCTGATCTTCGTATTCACCACCAAACTGGTGAGCCGGTTGTCTGGTGGAAAGCTATGTTCTTTGCTACGAAGTCTCAGATTATGCAGCACACCGTGAATAACATTCGATGTGGTAATATTCCACATAAGGTGACGTGGCCTACACACGGTGGTAAGATAATTCAAGACATGGGCTGGCACTTTGCTTGGATGGGTAACAAAGAACAAAGACAAGCTAAGGCAGACTCGTTTGCTCATGCTCATGACAGCTTCAAGTTCCTTGGAGAAGTCGGAAGCTATAGTAAGTACAAATCATTTGTAGACGCAAGTCAATTGGCTGAAGGTGGTATTGCTCCCGATGGTAATACTGATCATATCCTAAAGCGTTATCCTTTTGAAGAATTGCCTCAGCTTATCTTCGAAACTCCTTTCGTAAAAGAATTCTTGCTTCCAGAAGTTGATATGGCACAGGACTACGCTTTTAATGATTGTAATTGTTATTGGTGCCAAAAGCTCAGCTTCCCTCTTCTATATGATCTTGATGGAGAGAAGAACTGGTTTGAAGTTCCAAGAAGTTGCTCTGTAACTATTAAGGAATCATTTCCAAACAAAGCTCAAGTTATGAGAAACACCAGAAAATACAGAACAATTTCTGAGACTGACAAACCTATTGTTATCTTTAGTGATCCACTTGAAAGATTTATTTCTCTTATCAATGTGTACCTTGTTGATAAGCAAAGATACCACGGATATGGTAAAGATATTTTCACGACCTTCGCAAAAGATTTAGATTCGTGCACTAAAGAAGAAAAGATCGACTTGTTCTTTAGAAATCTAAACAAGATTAACTCTAATCACCAAGTTCACCATTTCCACCCGCAATGCAGATTTGTTGATACCGAAAACTTTGAAGAGTTTACTATTGTAAAGAGAGAAGATGTAAACGAATTCTTTGGTATCAATAGAAAACTTAATGAGACAAAGAAAGAGATTACTCTAGATGATTTCAGTGAAGAACAGATTGAGTTTATTAAGAGAGCTTATAAGAGCGATTACGAATTCATTGAACAATACAGTGATATGATATGGCAAAATTCAAAGTAAACGAAAGAACTGTCGATGGTCTTTATCTTGAGATTGACCATCATAAGAAAGAAAAAATAGATATCCTCAGAGAAAATGATTCTCTGAGGAGACAAAACACGATGTTGATCGATTCTCTAGAGGCTCTTGTAAGTGAGAAAAGCTTTTGGTCTCAAGAAGCTCTTACTACAGGGATCGTCTGGAGGCTCGAAAACGTTTTAAATCAAATCAAAAATGATAGTTGACATTTTCAACTTATGATATATACTAGTATAGTATAAAAAAAGAGGCAGGAATGAAAAAACTATTATTGTTGGCTACGGCTGTAGCCTACGTAGCAGGTGCGTCTGCAGCATTTGCTCAAGAATCTGATCAAACAGATGTTATCGAAAATTACAAGCAAGCGCATTGCCTTGCTCAAAACATTTATTTCGAAGCACGGGGAAGCAATTTCGCAGACAAAGTCTCAGTAGCAGATGTTGTTCTCAATCGTGCTCGAGATAGCAGATATCCAAACACCCCATGTGAAGTTATTAGCCAAGGCTTCGTAGATTCGTCTGGTAACATGGTTCGGAATCAATGTCAATTTTCTTGGTACTGTGATGGTAAGTCTGATGTTCCTGAAGACGAAACAGCTTGGGAAGAAGCCATGCTTATCGCGTGGAATATGGTTCATCATGGCCGCTATCGTGGTCTCACTGAAGGAGCCACTCACTACCACGCCACATATGTAAAACCAGGATGGGCTAGTGATTTTCAACTTGTTGGTAGGATCGGAGATCACGTTTACTATCGTCAAGAATAAGTTGACATTTCGAAAAAGATGTGATACTATACATTATATACAACGTGAAAAGGTGAAAAATGAACATCCACCATCGTCCTATTTTTGATACCGAAGCGATTATCAAACACTATTCTGAAAAAGATGGTGTTCCTGTAAAGTACATCTGCACTTCTGCTGTTCAGCCAGGTGCAGCGTTTGCTGCTGACATCTTCTATCGTGATACTCCTCACCCAGAATTTGGCAATCGTTACTTCGGCTTGTATGTTAATCCACATGCAGACTACGCTCAGGTTATGATTACAAACGCCGATAAGGTAGAGTCTGCAAACTTTGATATGGTTGATGTAGATGGAACTCTTCATTATAGCCAGCATCGTCATGATTTTTATTCTGTCGGCGATGTGTCTATTGACGGTGGTCGAGCATATCTTCGTCGTGTAGGTAACATTAATTATCCTGTTGTATCTCTACGTCTTAAGGACGGTGAATTTGTAATGAAAGAAGGAGACTCAGATGTCTGATGAACGTTATGTAGTTGTAACTTGTATCTCTAGTTTTCGCGAGCGCTATTGCATTCCCGTGAGTGAGTTGCAAAAGTTGAATGAAGACAAAGTCTTGTCTGCAGAAGAAGCGATTTCTTGGGCTCAAGATTCCGTTACTACGGAAGAAGTTAGAGAGTTTTCTCAACATTGGCTGGGTGAAACTATTCTTGATACGTTTGTTCTCGATAAAGAGCGTATGCTTGCTCTCTTTGATCGTGATAACGATTATCTTAAGAACTGGACTGAAGAGCAAAAGCTCAACTATGTTCATAAGTGGAAAGACAAATAAATGACTGCTTGGCCACGCGAATATACACCAGACAACTGGGTCATCATCAAAATTAAAGGTGATGACCCTCATTATCGTGTTCTTGCTGGTTGGTCTGGTGGTTATACCACTGGAGATAGCTGGCGCATGAATAGTGGAATTGTTCGAGTCGAAGAAGATAAAGAGTTTTTCCATTTTCACGGGTCGTCAGGATCATGTTACCACTGCCATAAAGAATCTTATGGCCTTCGCATGAATAATGAACATGTGTGGCGTGCTACTCAAGCTCAGCATGGAGAAAAAGTTGAGCTTATGAAAGAGACACGCGATTGGTCAAGTATAGACTGGGTCATTAAAAAATGAAAATCTTAATCTGTGGATACGGCTTTGTGGGTAAAGTTCATGCTCTAGCCCTGTCTAACAAAGATCATGATATTCACATTTATGATCCAGCATACGACATCTATAAAGAGCGTTTGGCAAACCCGGACGCTGTTGTTATTTGTGTAAGTACACCACAGGAAAAAGACGGTTCGTGCAATATTGCTAATGTGTATGAATGCATTGCAAGTATTGAAAACGATGAAGCTCCTATTCTAATCAAATCTACTATTAGTCTTGAGGGATGGAGACTTCTTTTAGAGGATTTTCCGAACAAAAAGATTAGTTTCTCTCCAGAGTTTTTACGAGCCGATTACGCTTGGGAAGATTTCAAAAAGCAAGAAGTAGTTTATATTGGTGGCGGAGACAATATTTTCTGGGCATCGCTTATTTCTATATTCCTTGGTGTAAAAGTTCAATGTGCAGATCCCGAGTCTTTGATTTTGGCTAAATACTTTCGTAACAGTTTTCTTGCTACAAAGGTTGCCTTCTTTAATCAAATCGAAGATCTTTGTAACAAGGCAGGAGTTGACGGAGACAAAGTTTGTGATATTGTAACTGCTGATCCACGTATAGGCGCAAGCCACAGCTATGTTTATCAAGATCATGAACGTGGTTTCGGCGGTCATTGTTTTCCAAAGGATACTTTAGCTTTGCTAAAAACCGGTGAAGAATATGATTACGATCTCACAATTCTAAGAGAAGCTGTTGCGTATAACAAAAAGCTTAGAGGAGAATAATAATGAAAGTAGGTATTACATTTAGTACGTTTGATCTGTTACACGCTGGCCACATCCAGATGCTCAGAGAGGCCAAGGAACATTGTGATTATTTGATATGTGGCCTTCAATTAGATCCTTCTCTGGATCGTCCTGAGAAGAACTCTCCGGTACAAACTATTGTAGAACGATATACTCAACTCGCGGGTGTGAAGTACGTTGATGAAATTATTCCTTACGCATCCGAAAAAGATGTAGAAGATATATTGACAATGTACCACATTGATGTTAGAATACTTGGAGATGAGTATAAAGAGAAGGATTTTACTGGCAAGGATATCTGTAAGAAGCGAGGTATCCAGCTGTATTTCAATAAACGTGACCATCGCTTCTCTTCTTCAGATTTACGCAAGCGAGTAGCAGAAAGACAGAACAATGGTTAGTGTAAGAACTGTAACTGTAGATGTTGACGTCTACGTCGATGACATTCTTGATGATATTGACGATGATGATCTAATTGGCGAACTTGAAAGTCGTGGTTATTATGTAGCTGAAGGAGATCATGATCCTCAAGTTTTTGATAAAGATGATTGGGAGAAGCTTGAAGAAATCTTAAACAAGCTTCCTTATCATTGGGAAAATGAACAACTCCGTAAAAAAGTTATCGAAGCAAGGATGAAACGATAATGTGGGCTCTTTTCGTAATTACAACGTTCGCAGAAATTGATGACGCTAAATACACACGTATTGCTACTTTTGAGAATCGGCATCACTGCACTATTGTACTAGAACATTTTTATGATGATAACGAACCGTTTCAAGATAACGAAACTGTAGAATGCTTAAAGGTAGATGAATGAACAAATTTATATTTGATGTAGATGGAACTCTAACACCAAGCCGTGGTAGAATTAACGAAGACTTTAGTCTTTGGTTTACTCAGTTCTGCGTTACAAACGATGTTTATCTTGTGACTGGATCTGATTACGCTAAGACACAAGAACAGCTCGGCGATTATCTTCTTCGTTGGCCTATCTTTGTTTACGGATGTTCTGGATCTGACGTGTGGGCTAAGGGCGAAAGAATTAGTACGAGCGAATGGAAAGCACCACATGCATTATATGAATTAATGAATGGTTGGCTTCAAGCAAGTCGCTTTCCTTTGAGAACTGGAAATCACATTGAGCAAAGACCTGGCATGGTTAACTTTTCAATCGTTGGTAGAAATTGTACTCTTGGAGAGCGCAAGCTTTATGTTGCTTGGGACGAAGAGCATAGAGAAAGAGAATCAATAGCTCATATCATCAATATGAATTTTGATGGAATTACTGCTACGGTTGGTGGAGAAACTGGAATAGACATCCACCCAACTGGCTCAGACAAGAGCCAAATTCTTAAGCACTTTGATCTATCTAAAGACAAGATCATTTTCTTTGGTGATCGTATGGATCAAGGTGGTAATGATTATCCTCTTGCTAATGCTAATAAGACTGGTAAAAACTACCATGTGAAAGATTGGAAACACACATGGGAAATTTTGAAGACGTATGACAATGTCTAAACCTTCATACATTAGACCATACCCAGACGTTACTCGCGTAGAGGTAATAGATAGCACTGGCCGTGCTTATACACAATGGGATGTAAAAGACGTTCAGTTGTCTTTTCAAGATGAAGGCCGAACACTTAAAATTTTCTTGAAAAATGAGGAGAAAACAAATGACTGATCAACAACTAGTAAATCGTATTCTAGATACTGCGCGTCAGTATGAACAGAATTATCCTAAAGTTGCTGCTGAACTTCGTGACGCTGCAGCCCGTCTCAAGGAATTGGCAGGTATCTAAATGCCAGATGAGAGAGAAAAGGCTATGATTGATCTGGCTGAAACCCAGAAGATTTTTGATGAAATCGAAAAAGAATATGATGCTGAGGCAAATTCTTTCTGGGATGGTCTCTCTCAAGACGACAAGCAAAGAGCTTTCTACTCTGTATTAAAGCGTCTTGTGCAAGGCGAGCTTCGCGATCGTGGATCATATCGTTATGTTCTATATGATGTGTTTGGATTTGATTCCGATTCTTATTTCATGGGTATGAATTGTGGTTATATGGAACTACATAACAGCATCTATACTCAACAGGAGATGAGAGAACTTCGTGATCGTGAACTCGCTGCTGCAGGCATCGAAGTGAAGACGAAAAAAATAGTGAAAAAAAGTGAAAATGATGGTTGACATTTCTTCTGGAATGATTATATTAATAATATAAGGAATGAAAAGGAAGACAACCGTGACCAAGTTCATCAAATCAAACTTCGTTACTTCCGGTGAATATGTTAAGTACAACGGTGAATTCGTAGCTCGTTTCAAGCACAAAGGTCCTCATACTAAAGCAAAGTTCCTCAAAGAACTTATCGCTAATCATACGGTAGAAGGTTACTTTGCTGAGATGAAAAAAGGTAAAGCTCCTCTCGCAATCCTTCGCGACGCTAACGAAGACTGGTACTACGGTATCCTCGAAGCTTTCAGTGGCCGTTCTTTCCGCTAGGAGAAAAGCATGAACAAATACGCTCAAGAGATCCTTAACCGTTTTGGTCAGAAAATGCTCTCGGTAATCGAAAGTGATTTTCCGACTGGCTTTCACATCGTAGGCGGTGACGCTGACATTGTGATTGTAGGTAATAAGTCTATGAACCGCTCATATTCTAGGAAAAATCTCCGTGTAAAGGAAACGGTGCGTTTTTAAGTTGACAATCGTACTGAGTTGGTTTATTTTGATAATGAACGAAAGGAAACAGTATGACACACAAGTTTGAAGTCTGTACTATCGAGTCTGAAGCTGGCTGGGGTCAACGTAGAGAATACGAACTATTCGATACGTTTGAAGAAGCTGCCTCTTATCGAGATCGTATCAATTCGTTCAATAAACCTGGCCCCGCACCAGAATGGTACATGATCGCCGAACAAGAAATTAGAGTTGTGGAGAAGTAAATGCTCGTAGTATTCGATATTGATGGAACACTAGCTAATATCGAGCATCGTCTAGACTATGTTCGTAGTAAACCAAAGAACTGGAAAGCGTTCGACGCTGGTATTCCAAATGATGCCGTGAATCCGTATGTAGCAGAAGCATTTCACTCGCTGAAGGCTGCCGGTAACGATATCATCTTTGCAAGCGGGCGCAACGAGCGTAGCCGTGATGCTACTATGAAGTGGTTGCAGGACAATCGCTTTTGGAACTACACTGCCAAACTCTACATGCGCAAAGCAGACGACTTCCGTGGAGACGACATCGTGAAGCAGGAAATCCTGGATCAGATCATCGCTGACTACGGTCGTAAGCCTGACATGGTGTTTGATGACCGTCCACGAGTGGTTCGCATGTGGCGTGATAACGGCATCTTTGTTTTCAACGTATATCAAGGTGATGAGGACTTCTAATGGAATTCAAAATTAAAGTAAGTCGCGATAATCTTTACATTGCAGCAATCATGTTTATGTTTGGAGCATTTACATATTCAGTGCTGGATTATCTTGGTACACCAAGTGTAGAAGAAACTGCAGCATGGAAAGCAAAAGAAGAACTCGAAATGGAAACTGAAGCTAAAATGGCAGAGATTTTGCTTCAAGCAAGGTGTTCAAACCAATGACTAAGCCTATTTGTTATGTAATGGTCGGCCTGCCTGCTACTGGCAAGTCGACTGTTGTGTCTAGCATGCACAAGGATGCTCAGACCTTTATCTATAGCACTGATAACTACATCGAAAAGCATATGCTTGATGAGGGTTATTCGACCTATGATGAAGCATTCGAACACATGATCGATGAAGCTACTCGTGAAATGAATGTTGAGCTCAGCAAGATGATCGAGTGGAAGAACGATGTTATCTGGGATCAGACTAACCTCGGTGTTGGTAAGCGTCGTAAGATCATCAACCGTATGCGTCAAGCTGGTTATCAGCTGCGTTGTGTATGCATCATTCCTCCAGAAGTTGGTCATATCAGTGATATGACGGATTGGAAGGTTCGTTTGGAAAGCCGTCCTGGCAAAACTATCCCTGCGGATATCATGTCAAAGATGTATTCTGGATATGTGACTCCTACTATCGATGAAGGCTTTGACATGATCACCTTCTATAACATGCACGGTGCCCTCTTGTGCATCGATTATGGTGCTGAATAAAAAAACAGTTGACATTCTACCTAACAGTGATTATATTGATTCTGTAAAGTAGATCCATTGGAGGAATAAAATGGACTGGATTATGTACACCGTCGGCGTTGTGGTCCACATCTGGGCTCCGCTTACTATTGTAGGTCTCATCTTGCTTTTTGATAGACCAGAAGTAAAAATGGGATTGCAGAAATGGCAACTCAGTGGTAAATTTTTTATTCCGTGGATTGGCGTTCTTGCCTTCTGGATGTGGTACTTTTTTTGGATAAGAGAACAAAAAAACAGTTGACATTTTGTGATTATTGATTATATTAATCATATGAAAACAATCAAGAAAGGATTGATTATACTATGAGTTCGAATGTAAAAATTGGTTTGTATACCGCAGGTGGTATTGTTGGCCTCGGGCTTCTTACTTGGGGCGGTATCTATGTTAATGGATACTTTAATGCTGAACGTGAAGCACAACGAACTAAAGTGTTTCAAGAATCGCAAGCATACACTGATGGTATGAAACTGCAGCTGAACAACCTGTTCCTCGAGTATCAAAAAGCAGACACTGCCGGTAAGATTGGTATCTCGAATGTTGTTCGCGATGTCTTTGCTGGTGTTGATACTACTAGCTTCCCTCCTCATCTTCAGCAATTTCTTGTCACCGTAGGGGCTCGATAATATGAAAAAGTTTCTTATTGCATCTTCAATTGTTGCAATGACCGCAAATGCTGCAAATGCTTTCTTTTTTGATTCAGCTCCTGCCTCTACAGATGAAGCTGTGGCCGATCAGATGGAAAAACTCTTGAAGGAAGGCGAACGCCAAACTGGCCTGCCGGCTATCACAAACTTCACTGAGAAGCGTATGGTTAAGTGGCTGTATGAGTTGCGTGATCAACCAAACTATCGCACTTACACTTATATCGTAACGATGAACGGTGCGCTGGTTAAGATTTGCGACTCAGTTGGATACGGCATTAACGCTTCTATTCAATATAGCAACCCTGAAAAAATGGTGCATGATCAAGGACCAAGCGGTCGGTCTGCAGCGTTTATGCCTCAAGCAGAACCCAATGGTCTCTTTATGCCTGAAGGTCTTGCCGCTACATACGTTATGTGCGTAGACGGCGAAAAAGACGACGTAAAAGCTGTTTATATTGAACCAGAGATCATCGTTAGCCCGATTGAACTCGATAATATCAACAAACAATAAAACTTATTCAAGGATTATGAAATAATGGCTATCTATGCAATGTTAGGTATGGCTGTGGTTGCAGCTATCTTTGCTGCTGGCGCTACATGGATTGTACGTAGCGTCAGCTTTAAACCTATGAAACCTCGATACGAATATAAGACTGACGAAGCTGGTAATGAATATGTACAAGACAACTCAATGAAATCTAAGGATGAACACGATGAGAAAGCCTGAACGCTACGACTTTAATAAACCCGAAGAATATCGGGATGCTTTGGTAAAATATGATAATTACATGAGGAAATTTAAAATGAATGCTATCGTTGGTGGTACTTTTGCTACTCTTATCGGTCTTACGGCTCTCACTGTTATCGGTGGATCGTGGTACACTGTTGGTGAAGGTTACCGTGGTGTAGCTCTGCGAAACGGTGCTGTGATTGGAACTGCTGAACCCGGACTTGGTTTCAAGATGCCGATTATCGACTCTGTGGTCGATATTAGCGTTCAATCGCAAGCTCAGTTGTATGAGAACATCCTTGCTTATTCGCGAGATCAACAAACTGCAGGTTTGAACCTGTCTGTTAACTATCGCTTCCCTGCAGATCAAGTCGAGACGATCTATCGTGAATACGGTGGCGAAGCCGGTGTTATCTCGCGTCTGCTTGATCGTCAGGTGCTCGAAGAAGTGAAGAACATCTTTGGTAAGTTTAACGCATCGACTGCTATCCAGGAACGTGAACGTCTCGCTGCAGAAGTGCAGATGGCTATTCAGAAAGCTGTGATTGGTCCGATCATTGTTGAGTCTGTTCAGATTGAAAACATTGACTTCTCTGACGCGTATGAAAACTCGATTGAAGCTCGTATGCTCGCCGAAGTCGAAGTTCAGAAGGTTCGTCAGAACGCAGAACGTGAAAAGGTTACCGCTGAGATTACTGTGATCCAGGCACAAGCAGAAGCTGATGCTCAACTTGCTCGAGCAACGGCAGAAGCAGAAGCTACTCGTATCCGCGGGGAAGCAGAAGCATCGGCCATTAAGGCAAAGGCAGAAGCTTTGAAAGACAATGCTGGTCTGATTGCGCTGACACAAGCTGAAAAGTGGAATGGCCAACTACCCACCACTATGATCCCTGGATCGACTGTTCCTTTCATGGATGTAGCAACTAAGCCTGCTCAGTAATCGAGAAAAAAAGTGAAAGAAAAGAGCGCTTCGGCGCTCTTTTTTGTTGACATTCGTTTTGAAATAGTTTATGCTGATTCTATAAGGAGAATCTTATGTATAAAGTTCATCACGTGTTTCCAACAACCGGCGAATGGGGTTGCACACAAGTTGATACACTGTGCGAGGCTCATGCTTGGTATCAGTGCAAACTTGCTGGAAAGACAGTCCTGAATCGTGTAGTGACTCTCTTTGGTCCAAACGACGAAGTGATCATGAAAGTAGAAAAATGACTGTCTTGCAACACCTTCACTCTCGCTACTTTGATACGAAACTTCATACTCATTGGGTAGATGAAGAAGAAGGTGTTGCAACTTTTCCTCTGTGGAATTTAACTGGCCAGATGGTTGGCTATCAACAATATCGTCCTTCTGCAACTAAAAAGAAGGACAATCATCCTCGCGAGTCTCGTTACTTTACTTGGAGAAAAGATAAAGTAGTTGGCATCTGGGGGCTTGAGTCGTGGAAACTATCTAACACACTCTTTATAACTGAAGGAACATTCGATGCATGCAGACTTACTTCTCGCGGCTTTAGTGCTGTCGCTCTTCTTTCTAACGATATCGATGCTTCTACAAGAAAGTGGATATTCATTGTTAAAAAGCATAGGCCTGTCGTTTCTGTATGTGACAACGATGCTGCTGGCCTCAGGCTTGCTAAGCATGGTCATACTTCCCATGTAGTGGAAAGTGGAGATCTTGGAGACGCATCTGATGAATATATTTCAAATTTTTTGAAAAAATACAGTTGACATTTCTTCCAGAATGATTATATTAATAATATAAGCAACGGAGAATAACATGTCTATCGCGATCATCACACCTGAAGAAGTTGACGTTGACGTTTGCTACGGTGACTTCGACGGTTCGTATACGAAAACGATTTATGTAGTTGACTTCTTTAAAGGCCATGTAGGTATGCCTAACGGTGAATACGACACTACCATGTATATCAAGACCGAACACGATGCTAAGATGATGGCTCGTCTGTGGGAACTCGGTATGACTGGTCGTGGCGAGTACAACGAGATCACCTTCAACGAAATCTTCGAAGATGTAGAGTTTGAATAAGATGCGCTATCAGTTTCCTGAAATCCGCCACATATCTGACGTCCTTCCTCACATCGAAGGTCGTGCCGAGTTTGTTGTAGCAGAGCGCGAAGGCTATACTGTTATCAACTACGTCGTTGCGATGGCGGATACCTTCAACATGACTGGCCCGGACGACATCGCCGGTGCAATCCGTCGCGAATGCCGTGGTCTTATCTTTGACCGTGATGGCAACCTCATGAGCCGCCCGTTCCACAAGTTCTTCAACGTGAACGAGCGTGAAGAGACTCAGACTCATGTAGTCGACATGTCTCAGCACCACGTAATCATGGAAAAGATGGATGGTTCTATGATCCGTCCGATCCTGGTTGATGGATATCTGCGTCTCGCTACCAAGATGGGCGTGACTGACGTTGCTATGCAGGCTGAAACTTGGCTTGCTTCTCGTGACCCTTCTATGAAGGAGTGGCTACGCCAGTGTGTTGAGACCAGCGTTACTCCTATCTTTGAGTGGGTAAGCCCTTTCAACCAGATCGTTCTTGCTTACGACGAAGCAGACCTCGTGTATCTTGGTACTCGTTGTAACACGTCAGGTTGGTATATGATGGACTCTTCTTGTCCGTTTAATCGCGTTCGTACCTATGGTTCTGTCGAAGGTACCATGGGAGACTACGTTGCTCGCCAGCGTGAGTCTGAAGGGCGTGAGGGTGACATCATCCGCTTTGCCGATGGTCATATGCTGAAGGTGAAGAACGACTGGTATGTGCGTATCCACAAGACTATGGAACGTATCACGTTTGATCGTAACATTGTGGATCTGATCGTTAACGAAGAAGTTGACGACGTGATGCCGATGTTACCTGTTATTCAAGCTAACCGTGTTCGTAACTTTGAAATTCGTTTCTGGAATGCGTTCAAAGTAAAAGAAGACCAACTTCTTGCGGATCGTGATATTGTAAACCAATTATATGATAACGACCGTAAGCGTGTTGCCCTTGAGTACATTCCGAAGCTGGAAGACAAAGCAGACGCTCCTTTCATCTTCCGTATGGTTGGCGGTAGTGATATTCGTGAGCTGATGTTGGATCATGTTCGTAAGAGCATCAACACCAACGTCAAGTGGGATGAATGTGCAAAGTGGATGGGTATGTAAGCTATGAACCTCGAAGCGTTCCTCGCTGACGATGATCCCGTTGTCTGGGGTTCAAACGTAGAAAAAGAAGTGCGGCGGCGGATTAAACTATCTATCGCCGCCTACGCGTATGAATTCCGAGATGAACAAATCATCTCAGACGCAGAATTTGATAAAATGTGTTTAGAAGTTGATTTAAAGGTTGACACCGGCAACAAATTGATGGATAATTACTTTAAGACTAGTTTTGATCCATCAACTGGCCAGTGGATTCATCAACACCCTGAACTTCATAAGATTATCCAACTATATGAAAGGTTTTATAATAAATGACATACACTCCTGATAACTGGGTTGTCATTAAATTGAAAGGTGACGACCCTCACTATCGTGTTCTTGCAGGGTGGTCCGGTGGCTACACTACTGGCGACTCTTGGCGTATGAACTCTGGTATTACTCGAGTCGAAGAGACTGAGTTTTTGTATCGCTTCTACGGTTCAAGTGGGTCTTGCTATGAATGCAACAAGAAGTCATATTGTCTTCGTAAGAACAACGCCCATGTGTGGTCGGGTTTAAAAGCTCAGCACGGTGACGATGTGGAGATGATGCCAGAAGATACTGACTGGCTTAACATGGATTGGATCATAAAATGAGACTAATTGACAACCTCAAGGCTGTAGAAACCCACAATCGTCGGTATATTGCAGAACCTCTGCATACAATCAAGTTAACTCTTGAACGAGAACCTGTCTCAAGTCCAATTAGATTCGCAAAAGAATATGCAATCACTGTTACTATTGGTACTAATCAGTGGATCGCAGAAGATCTTGTTAGATCGTCTCAAGGTCAAGTAGTTGTAAATGCAGTGCAACATATGAAGCATGCTATCGTTGAACACGTGTATGGCGAACTGCGTAGAGATCTATTTGATTTGCAGATGGAAATGCGTAACGAGATGAACTACTATGTTAGTCCCTCACAGCAGAAACTTGTCAAAATTATAGAGAAGATTACACTTTAAGGGTTTACATTTTAAACGATATAGTTTATATTGTTATTGTAAACACGGAGACCGACATGACTAAGAATCGTTTGACTTATAAAAACAACTGGGAATCTGACGAATACTATGTTAATGGTGAACAAGTTTTTGACATTAAGTCTGTAGAGATTAATGGTAGGGTGCTTCCTGTTCGTAAGAGTAAAGTCTCAGTGACATATTCAGACCACGGCCATTTGTATGATGCGATTTCCGATCACTTCTTTATCTACACAGAAGCTGACGGTATTGAGTTCGAACGTGACTTGAACGAACTTTGTGATACGCACAAAGTATACTTTTTGGAGTGATTATGGAAGATACTGATTGGAGACCTAGCCCTTGTCCACTTTGTGGAGAAATGCGTGAAGCAGCACGAAATCCTGTGTGTCGCAATGTTGATTGCGTTAACGATGTAGCAAAGAGGCATTTGAGAACTATAAAAACTGAAAAACATTATATCTGGAGCAAACTAGGGCATGCTCTAGTTATGGTGGATGATCTAGAATGGCTTTACAGAAATCCTGAATTTGATTCTAAGGCTGATAAAATCTACGAGTTGGGTCCAGAAATCAAAATTGAAATGGTTGTAAAAGTAATTCCTGCTAAACCGATTACTCGTGGGCATGAAGGGGCAAATAACTATGGGTCTTACTAAAGATGTGTATTGCGGACATGAAGGAGCGGATCACTAATGGGTATCAACATGCATGTCTACACCGTCTATGGTGTGAAACTTCCTTGGGATGATTCTTTCTACGAAGCATACGAAGAGATTGAAGAAGCACTCATGGACGAGTTTGGTTATGGTAAGCCGCAACCTGCTGACCGTCAAATTGATGCAATCATGGATGGTATGATGAGTGAGTATATGGTTTTCGGCACCAGGTTATACGACTCTGGTGACTTTCGTTATTGTGACCATATGAATAACTTTCAAGAGATTAACATAGACGGTCTTTATATTAGTTGGCTCGACTACAAAGAGCAGTTTGCAAGACTGTATCCGGACCACGTTCACATACTTGAAGGTGTAGAGCCTAAACTGATAAATTTCATTCACTACAGCTAAGTGATTGATTTCTAACGAAAAGAAAAATGCGCTTAGGTGCATTTTTTTGTTTACATTCGTTCTGATATAGTATAGATTGATAATATAAGGAACGAGAGGATACCGAGATGAAAACGTATCGTGTTTGGGGAGAATATGGTCCTGTTGCATGTATGGCCATTGAATACTCCGTTCACTCAGAGTCACGTGAAGATGCTCGCAGACAGGCTGTGGAACTGTTGAAAGCAACAGACTATTGGGATCGCATTGGCGAACGCAACGTTTATGTGGAGGAAATGAAATGACCTTCGATCGTAACTGGCTCGAAGATAAAGTAGAACCTCTGGCTCGTATGTTAGCAGCTGAAAAGATGGGTCTTACCAAAGATGTTTATGGTGAGAATCAGAAGTATGAACTGTGGAGCCAGTGTATTCCAGAGGCTCGTAAACAATTGGGATTAGAATGATGTTTGAAGATACGCTAACTGTTCGCTACTACGCTCGTCCAAAAGGTCATATGAGAGAACTTGATATTACTAATATCTATCCAGAAGATGTTCGATTCTTTGTTGAGATGGATATCCAAGTCTCTATGGAAGAGTTGTCAACTGGTCAGTTTGTAGTATATGCTTGTCCTCGTAATGATGAATCTGAGGAGAGTGAAGTGATGGTATTTGATAATGGAAGGTCTTGTCAGGAAACTATGAAAGCCCTTCGCGAAGAATATGAGAAGGCTTTTCTATGATGAAAGACATCATTCAAAATACTCCTGGTACGATTGCAGAGACTAAGAAGTGGCGTGACAAGAATCCAGAAATGCTTCTGGCTAATGCTGCGTATAATGGAAAGGCATCTATTCTTATGGATGAACTAAATGATATTCGATACACTCGAGTAACTGACATTGATGATGTAAACCAAAAGATTGATAAGCTGATTGAAATTATGCTTCGTGGCATTGAATTTAAAGGAACATACTAATGGCTAGGATGGAATGGGCTGCGCAAGAGCTAAAACTTGCAGGATACGATATTAATGATCCAGAAGACGGGCCAAATCGCTGGCTTGCAGAAGGGACACTCGAACTACTGAAAGTGTTCTCGGAACAAGGACATAGTGGTATGTCTGCACCGTATGCAGTAGCTCTCTTTGAAAAACTTGCATTATGGAAACCTATCGCACCGTTGACTGGTGAAGACGACGAGTGGAACGAAGTTGGACCTGACGTATGGCAGAACCGCCGCAACAGTGTGGTGTTTAAAGGAGAGGATGGTCAGGCATACTGGATCGAGGGCCGAGTGTTCTGGGAGTGGGCTACGCATCCTGAGATCGACGATGGTAAACCGTTCAAGAGTCACTATACAAGTCGTGAAAGCCGAGTAAACATTACATTTCCTTGGACGCAACCAGACCAGAGCGAGTATGTGTTTGTTCCTACAGAAGAGTTTCCAAATGAAGAATTAGAATGAATGAATTCCGAGTACTCGTATGTGGAGGGAGAGACTATGACAACCGAGAACGACTCTTTAAAGTCCTCGACAAAGCACTGGAAGCTGCAACCTTGGCAGGAAAATCTTTTGCTTTGGCACATGGAGGAGCAAGAGGGGCGGATAGTCATTCACATGAGTGGGCGAAGACAAGGCAAGTCAGCAATATTAGAGTGTATAAAGCGGACTGGGAAACTCATGGAAGACGAGCAGGACCGATACGAAACATAAAGATGTTGACAGAATCACGACCACATGTTATTATAGCATTTAAGGGCGGTAAAGGTACTGCTCACATGGTCCGTATTGGAAAGGAAGCCGGTGTTCCGGTATACGAGGTGAAAGAATGAAATTTCCTGATGTAAATGATCTCTCAAAAGATGACGAGAATCAAATTCTATCACTTGCCGAAAAGATCAAAAATCGTAGACTAACCGAAAAGCAATTTGAAAGCTTTCAGTCTAGCAAGAATATTAGTATTCGTTGGGATGCTAGTTTTAAAGATTTTGGCTTTAGCTATTGCAATGTTACAGTTACTCCAGAAGAAGTTGAACACATTGTAAGAGAAAAATTAAACTTTAAGGTAAAAGAATGATTAACACAGCTGGTGTATATATTTTGATTTTGATTTTCCAACAACCGGCAAATGGTGTTGCAATGACAACGCATGAGTTTTCAAATTTTGATTCATGCCAAGCCGCTATCACTCAACTTGAACCTGTCCATGGACTTGCTGCATATTGTATTGCAAAGGAAGTAAAAGAATGAATATTTGGATTGATTGCGAATTCAATGAGTTTGGCGGTGACCTCATCTCTATGGCTCTCGTTGCTGATGACGGGCAAGAGTTCTATGAGGTGTTGAACCTTGAAAAGGAAGAGAAATACGGTTCTTGGGTGTTTGCTAATGTTGTACCTTGGTTGAATAAAGATCCGATCGACAAACAAGTATTCCAAGCAAAACTCTGGGCATTCATTAATCAATGGGATGATGTTCATATCATTGCAGACTGGCCAGATGATATTAAGTATTTCTGTATGTATCTCATCACTGCGCCTGGAATGTGCATTGGAACACCTATGAACACGACTATGCAGATTGATAGAACTTTGAATACCGAGTCGAGTGCTATTCTGCATAACGCTTTAGAAGATGCTCGTGCTATTCGTCGTAGTTGGTACAAGTGGAGAAACGAAATGTTTGGATACGGAGTAACAGAATGAGCGAACCCGTAATTCTTGAGTATAAAACTCTAGAAGAAGCTGTTGCTGCAGCCGACTATTGGCGCGATAAGGCACAAAAGCTTGAAAAAGCTCTTGAGCTCTACGAACGCGAGAGGGCAAGATTTCGTCATACTCATCCTGAAATCACTGGTGCATATTTTCTAGCTGGTGGTCATGGACTCAAAGATCATAACATGCTCCCTCAATTTGTTGAGATCTGCCCTGCATACGGCTGCGCGTGGGTCAGCATTTATGAAGATACTGGAAGAACAATTAGCTATGAGGGCTCATAATGGTACCTGAAAAACCAGCAACTGGAATTCTAAAGCAAGGCGATTATGGCGATGCTATGTTCTATTATGTTCAATGCGATTGTAGTGATCCAGACTGTGCTCATACCCTTGAAGTAGAAGCTGACGATATGCACGTTCAAGTTCACATATATAATACAGTACATACAAAATGGTGGGAGAAAAATCGCTGGAAACAAATCTGGCAACTGCTCACTAAAGGTTATGCTGAGATGCAAACCACGCTTGTACTGAATGAACAAACTGCTTTAAATTATGCTGATACTCTTGTATCTGCTATGGATGATGTAAAGGAATTCCGCGCCAATGCAAAAGACAAATAAAAACGTTGATCTTCTAGATCTTTTTAAAACTCCGCATAAACAAAGCGAGCGTTACACCAGCAAGACAGCTGTAAATATTCATGAGTTCTATCTGTGCGGAACTATCGAGTCTGCAGAAGAATACATTGAATGGTTCGATCTTATTCGAAATTCTAGTCAAAACGACATTATTAAAATTCATATCAACTCGTATGGCGGCGATCTTTTTACCGCAATTCAATTCCTTCGAGTATTGACAGAAACACAAGGTAGTGTTATTATATCTGTAGAAGGTGCTTGTATGAGCGCCGCGACTATTATTCTCATGTGTGGTCACCAGTTCGAGGTATCTGAACACTCGATGTTCATGTTCCATAACTATTCAAGTGGTGTAATTGGTAAAGGTGGCGAGATGTTTGACCAACTTAAGCATGAGCGCGTTTGGTCTGAAAAGCTGCATCGCGACATCTATGCTGACTTCCTCACAGAAAAAGAAATCACTTCTATTCTTGAGAACAAAGATATCTGGATGGATGGTGACGAAGTTGTTAAGCGCCTGAAGAAGAAAGTCAAGAAGCAGGAAAAAGAAGAGAAAGCAGAGAAAGCTGATGACAAGCAAGCAGAATGATTATAAAGAACTTCCATGCCGTCGTTGTGGACGAGTATGGAAGTGGGCATTCGATAAAAAGACAGAGCCATGCTGCCCAGAAGGATATGGTTGTGCGGTTGAAGGACCGTCTACCCGTGAACTATTTGATGAAGTAATTCGACGTTTGGATGTTATTGAAATGAAAATTCGTAGTATACCCCCTGTTTATCCTACACCTTCTTTAGAGATGAACGAAAATATGCGAGAGTGCTCTAAGTGTGGCATGGTATGGAAAGGTGTTATGGGATACGTCTGCTCAAATACACAGTGCCCTGTTCAACCTAAGGTTAGTTGGCAATCACACAATACTAGTTCTAAATAAGGAATAAAAATGAAAGTACGTATAGGACCTTACAAAGACTGGTTCGGCCCGTATCAACTGGCTCAAAAAATCCTGTTTTGGGTTCCCAAAGAAAAAGATGAATACGGGTTTCCGCATACTGCTGACTGTGTTCATCGTTTTGGCGAATGGCTTGCTCACGGTAGCATTCTTCCAGAACCTGAAGTAGGGGAAGAAAATTCGTGGGGTGACGATCGTCCTAATACTTGGATCTATAAGCTTTTGCTTTGGATCGAGCAGAAGAAAAAGCGTAAAATTCATGTTCATATCGACCGTTGGGATACTTGGAACATGGAAACTACTCTTGGTTACATTGTTCGACCTATGCTCAAGCAACTTAAAGAAAAGAAGCATGGTGCTCCAGATGTAGATGCTGAAGACGTTCCTGAGCATATGCGTCCGAGTGAAACCGATCTTAAAGCTTACAGTAGAGAGGGTACAACTGACGATCTGTTCTTTGAACGTTGGGATTGGATCATGGATGAAATGATCTTTGCGTTTGAAAGTCTAGATGGTGGTGCTAACCAAGATTGGGAAGATCGGTTCACTACTGGTGAGTATGACTTTCGCTTTAAAAAAATCGACGAAAAAGGCACCAGCGAAATGGTTCGTGGTCCTAAACACACCGCTGAAACAGATTGGGAAGGTCGCAAAGCATACGCTGCACGTATCCAAAACGGCTTCCGTCTTTTCGGTAAATATTACCAGAATTTGTGGGATTAAACATGTTTACAATTGAAACAGAATGGGATGAGCTTGGCATTAGAATTCTAGATCAAACAGGCCAATATGAAGATGTAGAGTTTCTAATCTATGATGATGTAGTATACATCAGGCAATGGGATGAGGATCTAGAGCAGCATTATATTATCACATTGTCCCCACAACAATTTGAAGAATTAACTTACGCTATGAATTTACCAGAAGGAGCGTATGTTGTTGACAGGAGACAGGAGAATTGATTACTATTTACGGAACTAGTGTTTGTTCTTATTGTTTAAGAGCAAAGAACCTTGCAAAAAGATATGGTCTTGAACACGAATTCAAGAACATTGAGTTTGATTATTTCAAAAAAGAACTTGATGGAAGAGTAGACTTTGAGTATAAGACTGTTCCACAAATTTGGTGGGACAATCGATACATTGGTGGTTATGACGATCTTTCAAAAGAAATAGAAAACACCATCGGCGGGTATGGTGAGGGAAAATTTTAGTTGACATTCGTTTAAACTTAGTATATTGTGTAAATAATGACGGAGGATACGAATGTCTATGCATATGATTCGCGGTGTGCAAGTCCATGGTAAATCTAAGATCAATCGTAAACCGGGTTGGAAACAACGCCAAGAGGAGCACGAAGCTTATCTTAGAAGTTTGGGTGTAACTGGTAAAAAGTCAGACTATCGCTATGAGATTCCTGATTACAAAACAGGCCCTCGAGTGACGAGTGACAAAGTTGCTGGTAATGGCACCAAAAAAGAAAGTATGCGATACACTGGTGATGAAATCATGGGTATTGTCGATACTCATAAATCAAATGCCATGCCTATCAGAAAAGATAACAAGCAAGCAGCTGTTGATGCTGCGCAGATGAGAAGATCTTAATCCGGAAAATCCGGACTATCAAATAAATACCTCTATTAACTTAGAGGTATTTTTTTATGTGGTTATACAATGGTGAAGAATTTACGAGCGAAATGATTGACAAATATGTTGGTTTTGTGTATATTATAACTGATCTATCAAATAGTAAAAAGTATGTAGGTAAAAAACTGTTTCAATCGAAGCGCAAGCTTGCTCCTCTCAAGGGTAAGACTCGCAAGAGAACGAAAATACTAGAGTCTGATTGGATGAACTATTATGGCTCATCTGAAGAGGTTAAGCAGTTGGTCGAAGAAAGAGGAGCTGAGAACTTTAAGAGAGAGATATTACATCTTTGTGATACGAGAGGCATAATGTCTTACCTTGAAGCTAAAGAACAGTTTGATAGAAATGTGTTACTTGACGATAGTTACTACAATGGAATCATTCAGTGTAAAATACACAGAAGTCATGTAAAAGGTTTAAAAAACAGTTGACATTTTTTCTGGTTGTATTATATTGGCTATATGCAACGATTCTGTGGCAAAGGAGATAAAGACTATGATTATTCAGCGTAAAAGTATTCTTACTGGTGTTGTTCGTACTCGAGATATTCCCGTGAACCCTGAAGACATGGCTCTTTGGTCGGGTGGCTTTGTCTCGCTTCAAGAAGCTATGCCGTACCTTAATAACAACGACCGTGAATTCATTCTCACTGGTATCACCTCAGAAGAATGGTCAAAAGCTTTTGCGGAGCAGCTA